GAAGCAACGCGTCTTCTTCTCATTATGGGCAAGGCCCACCAGCTCTATCTAAAAATTAGAGCAAAAGGGTCCGGGTGTTTAAACCCAAGGTCCTATGTCTTCGAACCCTACGGGAACGAAGATTGTGCCGGGTTTATATCGCACGCGGTCACGCACACTGTAACCGTCAGAAGACGGTTGAAAGTGTGCTGCTAAGACGGCTGCATCATAATCGTGGAAGCGAAACTTATAAGGCTTCGCAACCATGGCTTTGATGAACCATCCGTCCCACCCCCACTTGTTGGACTTAGCCCAGACTCCTGAGGAGTCATGGACGACTGTTCCAATCGAGGAGGGGCCGCGGCGAGACCACTCTGCCGGTAGCCGGCTAACCAGACGGTGCCAAACACGACGATAGCTATGATGACGGTGGAAACCGTCAGAGCTGCGACGAGCAAGGACACTGATTTGATTAACCAGTCGTAAAGTTCCCGCAACATGCAAAGGTTCTTTCCAATAAATTGGAGTAACTTGTACTCCGTTGTAAAAATCGCCGCCACATGATTCCCGAAAGGGACCCACGTGAAACGATTTTGCATCATTGGTTGTGAACCCGCACAGGTTGAGGAGACGCACGACGTCTGAGTAGTCTCTACTTGGGATGACTATGTCATCACCGTATACGGAAACCTTTTCAGGACCGCATACACTCGAAGCCAGGGCGAAGAAGATCATACTTTCGAGTTCGAAGGTATAACCATTCCCCATACTAGACCACTTGTTAGCTTGGTACCAGTCCCCTTTCGGAGACCGGAATTCCTTGCTACGCAGGCGATCCAGTATGGAAACCCAGGGTTCGGGAAACAAGTATCGAACTAACTCAGCAGATACCGAGTCAGAGGCAGACTTCAAATCGATCGTGGCAAGGTCCCCAGTTAAGCTCCCTTCACGCGCAAGGTTTTGGTTCCTGACTTGATCGTCAAGATCCTGACCGAAGCGTTGAAGAACTTTTCTGAGGACTTTACCCATCCCCTTCTGAAAGAAGACGTTCCATCTTGGTTCTACCGCGATGGACCGATCGGTTTTGCAGTCTTTCGGCACGAATGCGACCTTGTTACCTCGCACTCTAGGCACGGATACGTGTCTAGTCTTAATGTCCCATTGAAATATACGACATAACGCAGAATTCTGCGCTAGGAAGTCTATGAATATGGAGCATTCGCGGGTAACCGATCCCGAATTTGACAGCTTGTTATACGCAGAGGTTAGCCCCTGCTTCGTAGACATGTCAGAACCGGGACCGAAGCCGCATTGGTCCAGGAAAGCGTACGGATTAGCCTTCGAAAGCATCTGAGAGATCTTTCTCTTCGCAAGAACTAGACGTTCCTGCAAAGCGGGGTCGATGCAAATCGCCCCGTCTCTCAGCGCTTTAAAAAGTTCGTTCGTACTCTTACACTGGGCCTCTGCGGTCCAAAACGCTTCGAGAGCTACTGCTTGTTTATCAAAACTAGTCGGAAGCCACTTACTCTTTTGCAAGAGACGAGTGGCCTGATAGGCTTTGAAGAATTTTGCAGCATCTTCGTAGTGATCTGGAACCGCCCGAAGAGAAACGATGTCATCGTAGTGCTCGTAGCGCAGCATGATTGCTACACTAAGGGCACGCGGACAGTCGATCGATTCGAGTAGCCTGATGGCTATTTCGATTTCGTAAGTGCTGTTCACACTCATATCGATGACTCCTATTACGCCGAAGCGGGAAGCACTGGGTGCTTCAGCTCGGAGTAACGTTTGTAAACTGCCAAAGCTTGCTGGAGCGCATAAGCGTCCCCTCGCAATTCTGACAGTCGATGCTTGTCAGCCATGTAGTCGGAATATCCGATTTTCAGAATATCTAAACACCCGAGGACATCAAGTACCTCGGAAGCCGGTTGTTCTGAATTAATCGAATACTCCTGCATGGCAGAAGCGACAAGCAACAGCTGGGAAGCGCTAAAGTGGACACTCATGTTTAACTCCAATCAAGTTAAGGGTTTACTAACGATTAGTAGGGACGTTCGAACTCTTCTACAGCCTTCTGGATAACGGTGTCGAGAAGAAGATTCTTCACGAAGGCACGCGTATCCTTTCGGTTCTGCAGCGTCGACCTGTCAGGGAAAGTCAATTCCACTTTGCCGATACACGTATACGCCACCTTCGGGGAAGGGGTATATCCGCCATCAGCACCGGAAATGACTTCCATTACAGGAAGACTGACCTTACCCGTAATCTTGGAAGGTTGGCCGCTTTTACTGACGACACTAAGGGTCACACTCGGCATGCCGAGTGCGATACCACTAGAACGATCAGTCCAAGTTGCCAACTGTGACGTGCAATCCATCGGCGTGAAAGTTTTATTCGCCGGGGACGCTTGTCCATCAGCCAAGACCAGGGGGGCAATTGCTGCCATTGAAACTCCTTGTTGTTATTGGGAGAGAAGTCTGTCGCCAGTATGGCGAACAGGGTTGGTTACCTACCAAAAGCCCCACGGAGAAGCGCAAGCGCATTCGCCGTGTGGACTGGTGAAAACGGATCCTTAAAAGATGGAAACCGTGGAGACGGAAAACTATTCCACTTTACTCTGAACATATAGGTTACATCAGAAGATGCGACCGAAGATCCAGTAGTATAAGTGCAATCGTAGAACGCCTCTGCAAGCTCCCGAATCTGACCGTTTATAAGCCTGACTGAGTTGCTCGTCTTGTTAAAAGACATATAACCCCCCTTGCGGAAGGTTAAACCAGAGTCAAAGTTGAGTTGCTCGATGAACTTCCCAACTGGAAGGAACCAATCCACGACGAAAGACCAAGGAGTTAACTCCCAGGCCAGTGTCAATGGATCGGCGATTCCCAGTTGAGAGCCTTGTCGAATGAAGTCATTAGTGACATCATACTCAACGAAGACCTTGAAGCGACTTTCAGTCACACCTCGTGTCCAAATCGACGTACCGGGCTTCTTCCCAACAGGATCAGAATAAACTGAATCTGCAGGAGTTGTCCCTTTAGCCGATTTGGTTACACGAAGGACTAGCGGTCGCCCAAGATGGTTTTGTGCCAGATGTTCGGCAGCTCCCTTTACGTCTGAAAGCAAAGGCTTCCAGCCGTATTGAAAAGCTAGCCAATCATTTCCAACACTACCACTTGTGCGTTTTGGTCCGCCGGCATAACCTAAAGCACTCCGGACACCCGCAAAGTTACCTTTGCGGACAGCCCTTACAGCCTTGGTCATGCGAGATACAGTATCGTTAACCATCTTTACCAGCTGATGCCTTTCGGCAACAAACTGAGCAAAGTTGGATTTGCGGTCCAGTACCTCATCCATTACGCGGTCTAGCGCCTTGTTATATGCACTCCAGTCTGGGACTGAGTCATACAACGAAGGTGAGCCACTAGGACGGGTAATCTGACTAATTCCATCAGTCCAAACGTCTGTCTCCGTTGGAGCTCCATTAACCTTCTTACGTCTACGTGTGAAAGTGTTCTGAGAAAACTTCACAATGTGGACTGTATGATTGTTAAACGGAAGATCCTTCGTTTTCATTCGTCTGAAACCGGGTGTCTTCACCCCAGACCAAGTTCGATAGTACCTAAGTTCGTCTCTCGTGAAATTATTCACGAAACCCCAACCGGTACTGTATAAACTAGGGACCTGGGTGTAAAGCTGCTCGGGTGATGGCCTAATCAAGTTACCTCCTTTAACGCCGTTTACCCGCCTTTCAGCAGGATTTCCTCTGGAAGCCGAGGCGTGGCTAAAGGAACCTCCCCAATTAACCTGGAGGAAGGTGTGCTGCGTCTTTTAGAAAAGTCACCCACTGATCAAGCTCCGGACCCGAAAGGGTTAACGGATCTTTATCAAGCCATACGGCAATGCCGTGCTTTTTCGCAACAATGCCCCTATAGAGGGCAAACTGGGCCAACTGCAGATCGCGAGATCCGCTTGGCTCTTGTTGAGAAGAAGGGTTGGGTGATTCTCTAGAAGGCATGACACACTCCCGAAGGGTTGCACGTCCCGCCGCGAAT